CCTCACGAGTAAAGAAAGTACCTGTTGGAACGTGATTACTATGTGATTGTTCTTTAGGTAAAAGATTGTAACGATACCCATCTTCGTTGAATTGAGTTAACGTTTTATACGGATATAAACTAGCAATAATTGGATTATTAACCTCATCACTATCAGATAATGGGATAAAAACTGAAACTTTAGCGTTTGGTATCCCAAATCCATTATTAATACTAACACGTCCTACAATAACACCATAATCTGAACATTGTCGAGTGTAAACCTCACTTTGGAGTAACTTTAATGATAATATTTCAAGATGGTCAAAATCTTGGTCTATCTTAACTTTAATTGATTTATCTGAACCAACTGTTGTTCTTATTCTGTATGAATTCGACATTCTTTTCTTTTAAAATAAATAGTTTATATACTATTTTTAAAAGATAAATCAAAAATTTTCAAAATAAATCATCAACTAAAATTAGTTGTTTTATAATCTTTTACTCTAATGTTAATATCCGTTGATGGGAATCTTATTTGATAGGTTTGACTTGGTTCAGCAAATATAGTATCATCAATTAATTCGATTTCCCTTGTCTGAGTATCTAAATACGGTTGTGATGTTTGTGATGATGAATATTGTCCACCAACTTTATTAAAAATTTGTATTGACGCTAAATTAATAACCCCATTTTCCGATTGGATTAACCTCCTTAATTCTGAAATATTTACGTTTTGACCCATTTGTCTGTTTTTAGGGTCAAAGAAATTTGATACAGTATTAATTATTTTACTGATAACCGCACCTTGTGTTTGACTACTATCTAAAACAACACTAATAGTTAAACTCAAATCAACAACATTAGCAACTTGAACTGAAATGTAATCATTCATCATTCGATAATTTGACAAATAATTTGCAACATTATTTTTTAATGTGTCCGAAATAATTTCTGTTAATTTACCATTTTCATCGTAAGACAACATTTTAATTATAATCTTATTATTTTCTTCAGTGATAGCAACTTTAGCAGGAGCACCAAATTGTGAAGGCATTGTTCTTATTAATGAGTCGTAATCATTTACTGTAACCGCTCTATTCTGTGCGGAAAAATTAAACCCAACCAAATTCCTAACTTCTTCAATAGTTGGAAAATCAGCTCCACCTATGGCTGCGGTAACGTTAGTACATCTTAATGAATTTACAACTGTTGTATTAAAATTTTCAGATGGTCCATTAACAAAAAATGACACAGTACCAATCTGATTAATAACATTAACCCCTAAATTACTCGAAGAACCACCCCCTATTCTATATTGTATGAATAAAGTTGTGTTAGATTTTAATGAACTACCTAAAGCAAAGTTATTTGAATATTTATATAAATTTAAATCAAATCCGTTTCTCGCAAATTCTCTCAATTGTTCATCAGCCGATTGATTACCACCACCAAACGTTAATTTCATATAACCTTCAGGTGTGTATTCTGTAATAAATTTATCAGTTACTGACAAATATCTACCAACTTTAACACCAGGACTATCAGAAACTTTAGTCGGGTCTTCAACAAAGACTCTATCTTCAGCTAAAGCTTTAACTTCATACCATCTATTATCAAGACCCAAAAACTCTTGAGCTGATGGGACATTACCAAATTGTGTACCATCTTTCAATAGAACACTAGTCACACCCAAAACAGTTTTTTCAGGTAAGAATAATTCATAAAACGGTTTAACATCATTTGGTGTTATAACTTTTTTAAACACCTTTGTTATACCATTCACAACTGTTTCTCGTTTTACGATGGTATAGTTTATAATTTTATTATTAGCATCAAAATTAGGTATTTTTAATCTATTTGGATATCCATCACCACTAATAGGTGACGCAAAATCAATATCATACACCGTTTCAAAAACTTGTCCAGCCCCATTAACTTGAGAACCACGTCTTAACACCCCACAATATCTCAAATCCTCTTTGTCACCAAATGCCGGTACAGTTATTGAAAAATCAACCATTGCCACTGATGGTCTTTGTCCGGGGATTTTTAACCCATATGTTCTAGCGATATTATATATTGACGACCTTTGTTGTGCATATTGTAATACCGTTTCTTGGATACTTCTATCAATATTAAAGTGTAAGTTATCCGCTATCGCCGCATTTAAATCCAAAAATACCGAAAATATCGCAGCATCATTTACATTCTCAATTAAATCAGGATAATAAGTTCTCGTGAAATTTATTAATTCAGTTCTTAATCCTTGAAAATCTCTAGTTGTGTACGAAATTTTTTTATTTGCCATATTATATATTTATTATAACAAAATCACTTGAACTAAACGCATCGTCGTTTAATGAGTAATCTATTTTAATTTTTGCCGTATGTTCTTTTGTTCCAATCCCTGGAACTCTAAACACACGTTCATCATTACCATTTACATAAGTTCCTTTATCCTCATCGTCTTCAGATGCGGGTGAAATTATAAGTTTGGTAATTGTTATTCCAGGTATAAACTCTTCAACAGAATCTCTAATCTCAGATTCTAATTGTGAAAAAGTTGGTCCGTCTAATGGCTCAAATAAATATTCATATAACCTTGTTCCGAAATTAGGTAAAAAATATCTAGTTCCTTTTCTAGTTAATAATAAATGAATTAAATTAGAACGTATTTCTTCTCTTTTAGTATCTGATAAATCTAAAAATTTACCATCATACGAATCCCTAAACGGAAAATTAATACCATATGTTAATGATTTAGCCATATTACATAAATATAAGGTGAATATAATTTTTTTGTATAACGTTATAAAATAAAAAACTCTCGACAATGCCGAGAGTTTTTATAATTTACGGTTTTTTTAAGATGAACACCCAAAACATTCAAATTGTGAATCTTGAGGTTTTTGTGGTATCACATCAACTGTTGGTTTTTCTTTAACAGGTTTTTCTCTTTTTGAAATGTCAACAGCTAAGTGTTTAGCTCCCGTCGAAATCGCTTTAGTTCGGATATAGTAACTCAATGTTTTTAACCCTTTCTCCCAACCGTGAAAGTGAGATGAGGTAATTTTTGACAATGTTGGGTTACTCATGTAGATATTCATTGATTGAGATTGGTCTATAAAAGGTGCTCTATCAGCCGCCATATCAATCAATTCTCTTTGTGATATCTCCCAAATTGTTTTATACTTAGACATTAAGTGTTCAATACGTTTAACTTTCTTATTGTAATTTTTATCCTCAACATCAAGATAATGATTGAAATTAATGGTTTGTATTGACCCTTCATTTAAAATTATATCATTTTTTAAATCTTCAGACCAAATTCCTAATTTTTCAAAATCTTGTATTAAGTATTTGTTTACTATCAAAATCTCACCACCTACAACTCGTCTGTTAAACAACGCCGAATGAGCGGGTTCTGTCATTTCAAATGAACCTGTAATTTTTGCGGAAGACGCAACAGGCATTTGAGCCGTGAATAATGAATTACATACACCGTATTTCATTACACTTTCTTTTAATGAAGTCCAATCCCACATTCCTGATAAATCATCCTCAGTCATTCCCCACATATCAAATTGGAATTCTCCTTTTGACATTGGTGACCCTTTGAAATACTCATAAGGTGAATATTTTTCTTCAATACATAGTTGATTACTCTCGGTAATCGCCGCGAAGTAGATTGTTTCGAAAATTTGTTTGTTTAATTTTCTAGCCTCTTCAGATGTAAATACGTAATCTAATAAATAAAATACGTCAGCCAATCCTTGAACCCCAATCGCAATTGCTCTTTGTTCTAACCCACCTTTTCTACCTTTTTCAGTTGAGTAACTATTGATATTAATCACTTTATTTAAAGTTCTTGTAACTTTTCTTACCTCATCAAACAATAGTTTGAAATCAAACTTACCATCAATTATAAAGTTTTTCAATACCATAGATGATAATGTACAAATTGCGGTAGTTTCTTCATCAGTATATTGGAAAATCTCAGCACATAAGTTAGATTGGTGAATCACCCCAATGTTTTGGTGGTTTGACTTTCTGTTAGCATTATCTTTAGAACATAAATAAGGAACACCTGTTTCAATTTGTGACTCGATAATTTTAGTCCAAATTTCACTAGCACTTACTTTTTTACCTAAACCTAATTCAACCGCCTTTGCGTAATTTTCTTCATATTCAGTACCATAAGATTCTTGTAACGCCTTTAATCCCGCTTTCTTAATATCATTCGGACAGAACAAATACCAATCTTCATTATTTCTAACTGCTTTCATAAAGTTATCAGGAATCCACAATGCCGTGAATAAATCTCTCGCTCTCAACTCATCTTTACCTGTGTTCTTTTTGATATCCAATAAGTCAAAAATGTCCTTATGCCAAGGTTCGATATAGATTGCCGCACTACCAGGTCTTCTTCCTTGTTGGTTAAAGAATCTTAATGATTCATTAACTATTTTAAGGTATTTTAATAATCCACCCGCAAATCCACCTGATGTTGTAATACGACTTTCTTTACTTCTTTGGTTTGACATACATAACCCAATACCAGCAGCATCAGATGAGTATGTTGAGATATCATTTAATGTACCTAACAATCCTTGTCTTGAATCTGAGTTATTGTAATGTAATACACAAGATGCTAACTGAGGAATCAATGTCCCTGAGTTAATCATAATTGGTGTTGCCTTAGATATACGTTGTTCTGACAATGATTTGTAATAATCCATCGCCTCCTCATACGTATCAGTCACCCACAACGCAATTCTCATATACATATGTTGAGGTCTTTCAATCACTTTACCATTTGGTAATTTCAACAAATACATTTCTTGTAATGCTTTCCAAGCGAAAAAATCAAAGTTATAATCATTTTCGTGATTAATAACTGAATCAATATTACTTGGTCCGTATTTCTCGATAATACTCATTAAATTATCGTGAACAACACCTTCAGTGTGTAATGTGTGCATAGTTTCACTGAAACTATCAACAGTATCTTTATGATACGCTGAAATAGCAACTGAAGACGCCAATCTTGAATAGTCGTGATGACTACCAGTATATGAGGACGCAATCTCATATACCAATTTATCTAATTCTTTTGTTGTGATATAACCTTCAGTTGGTACTGAAGTTATCACTTTAATAAAAATCTCATCGGAATTGACATTAAGTCCTTTTGACGCTCTTTTTACTCGGTTGTAAATCTTTTGAGGATTAAATGATACTTTTTCACCACCTCTTTTTTTAATCTTTAATGACATCATATTTAATATAATATTTTATTAAAACTCATCTGTAAAAGTAATTGTTTCATTCAATTTCGCCTTTTGATATTCAAGGGTTCTATTTTCAAAGAAATTACCTTTTGTCTCAACCGCAATCTGTTCCATAAATTTGAAAGGTTGTTCAACATTAAACTCTTTACTACAACCTAATTTATATAATAGTCCATCAACAACAAATTCCAAATATTGTTTCATTAAATTTTGATTCATACCAATCAATGAAACAGGTAGTGATTCTGTGATAAACTCTTTTTCAATCTCCAACGCCGACAATAAAATTTCTTTAATTCGTTTTTCACTTGGTTTGTTAACAATATGATTATTTAACAAGTGAATTGCAAAATCACAATGTAAATTTTCATCTTTAAAAATCAATGCGTTAGCATCACATAATCCTTGCATAATCCCTCTTGATTTCAACCAAAATATTGAACAAAACGAACCTGAAAAAAAGATTCCTTCAACCGCAACAAACGCAATCAATCGTTCTTGAAACGACGCGTTCTCAATCCAATCTAACGCCCATTTAGCTTTTTTCTGAACCGCTGGTAACCTGTCAATTGCGTGGAAACAATCATCCTTTTCTTTTGAGTCTGTGATATAAGTATCAATCAATAACGAATAAGTTAATGAATGTTCGTTTTCCATTGCAACTTGGAATCCATAGAAAAACTTAGCTTCAGGAAACTGAACCTCTCTTGCGAAGTTCTCAGCAATGTTTTCATTAACAATACCGTCAGATGCCGCGAAAAATGCTAAGATATTTTTGATAAAATATTTTTCATTATCCGATAAATTACTCCAATCTCTGATATCATCACTCAAATCAAATTCTTCTGCCGTCCAAAACGCTGCTTTGTGTTGTGCATAAAATTCCCAAATATCGTGATATTGGATTGGGAATACTACAAATCTATCAGGATTTGTTTCTAAAATTGGTTCTACTTTATTTTCCATATTATTGTTCATCTTTTTTATTTTCATCATCTTTTTTCTTCTGAGCTTCACGTTCTTTACGTCTCTCTAATAACTCACGAACTTTATCACGTTGTTTTTGGTCATTTTGTTCTTCAAGACCTAAGAATGTAACTGAAGATTCGGTATCAATCTCTAACATTCCGTTATCAAACTTACAATTTTCAAACACAATACCATCATCACCAATACGAGATTTAGTAATCGCAATTGTTGCTAATTTCATTTCTTTTTGTTGTAATGATTTAGCGACTGAAATAATTACGTGACCTACTTGTGCTTTCTTAATAGAACCCCCCATTTGGTCTGTAGTTACAACTTCAGAAGAAATTGATTGTCTATTACCTTGTGTTGCCGTCCAACCAACTAAATTTAACTCGTGACACATAGCTTCAAACGCTCTCATTACAGAACCTTCAGATTTCCACTCATCACCTAAGTTTCTATCAGGTAACACACAGTCGATGTAGTCTAATGATATCATATCAATTTTAATTCCGTCAGCAATCATTTTTCTAACTTGATTCTTGATTTGTAACATCGTCATAGTATCTGACGGTAACTTTTTTAAGATTAATTGATTTGGCATTGTCGTTTTAATCTCAGTTACACGTTTCATTACCTCATCTTTCTTCAAAGTTAATTCATCAGGATGAACTTTCGTCCACAAAACTATATGTTTTCTTTGAATAATCTTAGGGTTGTCCTCAAAAAATATTTGTAAAACATTATACCCTAAGTTAAATGCGTGATTTGTAATCTTAGTCATTAGGGTTGTTTTACCCACACCTGTTGGTGCTAACACAACCCCAATCTCACCTTTAGCCAAACCTCCTTTTAAGAGTTTATCTATACCCGAAATACCCATTGGTATCGGATGTCTATAATCCTCGTTTAAAACATCATCTAAGTTAGAGAAAACGTTGGTCATACCATCTTCTCTTTCTCCAACTTGTAATGCACTTCTTACTAATTGTTCAACTTTGTCGTAGTTTTCAAATTCACCACCGTCAATAATTTTTTGGGCCTTACCCATTACTTTTTGAAGTTCTTGTTGTTTACAAAACTTCATCGCTTTTTCTTGAACGAACTCAGCACCTTCTATTGGTGCATCTTTAATTTTACCAATTGTGTCAATAACTATTTTTGAAGCCGTCTCTTGTTGTAACTCCGATTTAGTTATTTGTTCCAAAGTATCAAACGTTGGTGTGTGTTCGTATTTTGCATAGTATTCTTTAACCATCTGAATGATTAGTTTGAAATACTTGTTCTCAAAATAAGTCACGTCAATCACGTCGATAATTGACCTAGAAAAGTCTTTATCTAAAATAATTTGGTTTAATAACTGTATTTGGAAACCACTTCCTAAGTACTCAAAATTTTTATTTTTACTCATATATCTTTTTGTATTTTTAGATAAATATTACGCCTCTAAACTAACTTCAGCATATTCAAAAGATAAATTTTTAGATGAAAAAATGTCAGTTAATGATAAAAGTAAATTTTTTAGGTGTGGCCTTACATCTACGGTATATCTTATTTTTGGAGGGTAGATTTTAGCGTCGATTTGTCTATGACAAATTGTCGTATCACCTTGTTTAATGAAGACGTTAAAATACTCAGGACCTTCAGTATATGAAGTATCCATAACCGCAGGATTGTTAACAATCTCATACATATTATCTAACATATATGTAACTGTTTTCATTTTTAATTGACGTTCCAAATCGTGTTTGAAATCTTTAATTAATTCATATAACTCAACAGAAGTTTTCGCTTTAGGATTAAAATCCTTTACATTAAAAAAACGTTGTACGATGATGTTATCGTTAACCATCATTAAAAACTCTAATTTTGTTGATTCGTTTTGTTCTTTCATAATTTTACTTTTTAAACTTTCTTTTTTCTTTTCTTGTTAATTTTAAAAAGGGTGTTAAAAAATTCACCCAAGCATTGTCACCTTTCGGTAGGAACTTAAAGAATCCGTCTTCCATCATCATCTTTATTACATTCCTATGACCTCGACCATCCGGGTCTAAAGTCTCTGAGTAATACTCATTTACTAAGTTTTTTCCATCATCATTAATTAAGGGGTTAGACAAATCTACTATTTTTTCGTTAATAACATAATATTCATCACCAAATACACCATTTTTTGTTTTTCCTGATAAAAGATTTTGTAACACTTTGTTGTCTTTATCATTCTTATGTAAATCCTCAGCCTTTTTCAAAATATCGGTTAAATTAACTTCAACTTCAAGTAGCTCAGGAAAAAATTTGACCAATGTTTTTTCACCTAACATTTGAATTCCCGTAATATTATCTGACTTATCACCAATTAATATCTTACATACTTTAATATTATAGTGTGGTAATTCAATATCTTTTAATTGGATTTTATCTCCCTTCTTATAGAATTTTTTCTTATCAGGTAGATATATTTGAACGTTATCTGATATTAGTTGGGTTAAATCTCTATCACCTGAGAATATAGTTTTATCCTCATCTATAGATATCTGACAGTAATAAGCGATGAGGTCATCAGCCTCATTACCATCAATAATAACTTGACGAATAAATAACTCCTCAAGATATTGTTTAACACGTTCTTTTTGTTCTAATAATGAACTTTCAACGTGTTCCAATAATACTCTTTTACGATTTTCTTTATATTGGGGGTACAATATTTTTCTTGATGATGAGTTTTCATCACCATCCCAAAAGACAACTACTTTGTCAAAATTTTCATTTAGAATGAACTTACGTAATGTGTCAATAAAATACCACACACCACCTATATGTTTTCCGGAGTGAAAGAAATCCTTCACCCCGTGAAAACCAATTTTAATTAGGTTGTTTCCGTCAACCAACAATGTTTTAGTCATTTAATACCTTTTAAAGGTTCGACACTAATCTTCATATTCTTCTTCTTCAACACTTGGAACAAATACTTCACTAAGTTTAAAGTCACCTTCACCACCTAATTTCTTGTTCCAATATTCTGAATATTCTTTTTTGTATTTCTCAATAGCAGTTTTATCATCTTTGATATAACCTTGAGGAACCGCTAATATCTTACCATCTTTATATGATAAACCATTAACGTGGTTCTTCAATATTGATATTTTTGTTCTTGTTGCATATACAACAGTTCTACCATTTTTAGTTGCGGTAATGTGATTGATACCCGCTTTCTTTTGGTTACCAAATAAGAACACTAACGCCGATGCCAACCATAATGCCTCACCACCTTTTGCTTTAATCTCAGGTTGTCCAAATGGATTATCAGGTAATTCAACCCAAGGTTGATTAATAACAACCATAGTCGCATAATATGGTACATCTTCTTTTTTAGTTTTAGATATTCTCGCAGAAATACCCATACCAATCTTATCAGCAAATGTTGCGGCATTGTGTTGTTTACCCCCTTTACCGTCATAAGTCATCTTACAAGGAATTGAACCTACAGAATCCCAAAGGAATTGAACATTATATGGGATATCACCTTTTTCTTGAGCGTCTAATATATCATTAACAAAATCGGTTGCTTGTTCAATGTAATCAAAACTATCGTTAAATATAAACATACCATCCCATTCACCTTCCTCATTTTGTTTAGCATCTAAACCTAATTCAACCGCGTGTTCCCAATTCCACTTTCTTTCAGTAATAATAAAAACAGGTAAATCACCTTGTTTTTGAGCATCAACCGCAGCTAATATCATAGCGGTTGTTTTAGATGAATTAGAGTGACCTAAGAACATATTAATGTGACCTTTAATTGGTCCAGGTAATCCACACGCCTCCATAAACGCATCACCACAATTATAATACGATTCAGGTTTATATTTTGTTTTAGTTGAGAACTTACCTTTAATCGAATCTAATGTGATTTCTTTTTTCTTAATAGCCATATTGTTTGTTTTTACAAAAGATAAAAAAAGGTAGTGATTAAGTCAACCACTACCTATTTATAGGTTTTTTTTTTATTTAGAATGGTAAATCTTCATCAGAATCATCATTCATTTGTGGGTCAGCATAAACCTCAGTTTTTGCTTTAGTACCACCAAATGACTCTTCACTTTCAGTTGAATCTCCGTAAGTGTATTTACCTAACTCAGTGTTCCATTTCGGTGTTTCACCACGTGCAATCGCTTCAAGATATTCAACAGGTTTTTTAGAATAAACATCTTTCCAAGTTAATTCATCATTAACCCAAGCGTTTTTAGTATCAACATCTTCGTGTAATGGTGTTGGGTCATCATACATGATTGTTTGAATAACCGTATACTCTTTTCCTTTAGGTGTTTTCGCCTTAGTCAATTCAAGGATTAAATCACGACCTTTTTCAGAATCTGTAACATCACCTTTGTTTCTCCAAATAGGAATGATTTTATCTAAAATCCCTTCATTTTTGTAGTTGTGTTTAAAACGCCAGAACTTAGGTCCGTCTTGTTCATTATCACGGTCGATAACTTTAACAATGTAAAATTTACGAGATTTATATTCTGAAGCCAATTTTTTATCACCTTCGATTAATAACTCTTCATAAACTTCATTTAACGGAGAACGTTCATTATCCATTGCAGGGTCGTATAATTTAACATACTTACCATCAATCAACATTTCGTGAAACATAGCCTCTTTAAAAGGTGAGGAACCGTCTGTTGTTGGAAGAATTCTAAGTCTTTTTTGACCTTGTTTCTCATTATCACCTAAGATAGCTGCGAAGTATCTTTTCATTCTCTCCTCTTGAGAGATTTTTGGGGTGTAGTTACCTGTTTGTTGTGCTTTCTCATACTGAGCTAACACTGCATCTAAACTGTTTGTCGCCATAAATTTTAATTTATTTTATTTGTTTATTTAATTATAAGCCCGCCTTTTTGTATTGTCAAATCGTAAGGAAAAAAAAACTTGTTTTTTTAGGACAAGTTTTTTTTTCTTAAATTCTTTAATATTTTACTTTAAAAACCTCTTCCTCTTTTCCCGGATAATCTCTAAATGTTTGTTGTATTTCTTTTGGTGAAAAATCAGTAACATCATCTTTAGTTAAGATATATTCGTCTCTACCCAATTTTTCAAAATCATCTTCTTTATCTTCAAAATATTGTGACAATTTTTGATTAAACGGTCCTGAATCTAATGTTCGTAATTCTAATTTTTCTTCAGGTGATTTTTGTCTATATTTTTCAACTTTAGCTTCTAAACTATTTAATTGATTAACAATATTATCCATTTCACCTAATTTGTTTTCTAAATTTTCTAAATGTGAAAATAATTGTTGGAAATATTCTTCTTGCTTTTCCTCAACGTTTTTTTGTGTTTTTACTAAATCAGTAACTTCAATTTCTTCAGTACCATTCTTTTCTTTGTCGTCCACTTTTTCAACATCAGGGTCATTTTCAATATCAACAGGTTGAGGAACATCAGCCATTGCTGAAGGGTCCGCTGGTGGTGGTGGAACCGCACCTGCATCAACAGGAGGGGGTGTTGCAGCCGTTGGGTCTGCCGGTGGTGCTCCCGCCGCCAATGGGTCTTCAGCCGGTGGTGGGGGTAACTCTTGTTCATTAATATATCTATTAATCGAATTAAATCTAGTAATTTCTTCTAATATTTTTTTATCTACACTCATAGTTTTATCCGTTTAATAATTGTTTTAACCCATTATGTGTTTCCACTTGAACTCTTCGATTTGTCGCCATCGTATTATCAACTCTTTCAATTAGTCCGTCTTTCATTCTAATAGTATAACAATCACCTGTCTCTAAATCACAAACTTGTTTAAATCCGTTTCCGGCATCTTTTTCAGAATATTTGGTATTTTTACCCAAATAATTATCTAATATTAACTTTGTATTCATAATTTTACTTTATTAATAAATATCGTTTTATGATAAAATGTTTAATTATTAACACCTAATTTTATTGAGTCAAATAATTTAATAGAATTTGATACTTTATTTTCAAGTCTTGTTAAATCATTTGCCGATATTTTTGAATAATCAGTTTCAGGAATATCATTTTCTCGATTCAACACCCAAAATTTAGCCAAACTTGATGGTAAGTTCTTTTTATCAATTTTACTCATTCTTAAATTATATCTTGAAATTAAGAAGTCTATATTTTGATTGACATTATCAAAAGTCGCATACGGTAATAATGTTAAATTATCTTTTTTCAAACAAAAATACTTACTACTAGTTGTCGGTAAATTCATCCAAGTTTTACTAAGGATAACACCTGAAAAATTATTTTCATATGCTTTAAAATTATTTACACCAAATGAACTAATATATAAACTAGTGAATACCGCATATTTTAATTTACCATCATCAGAAATGTTATTTTCGGCTAATTTAGTCATAATTTTAAGAACCATATCCTTAGCAGTCACCGTTGTTTCACTTGGAGAATCAACAGGAACAAATCTTTCATATTTCTTATCTAATAATTTAACACAATCAACAGGTTCAGCCAATTCAGTATACGTACTAGACGCAGCATTTATATTGTTTTGTCTTTGGTCATTAGTATTACCAACAGAATTACTTGTAAATTTAGAGTCCTCACCTTTCTTCTGTTTTTGTTTGTTAACTATAGCTTTTAACAAATTAGTTTTAATTGATTGTAAATAATTATCAGTAACTTGAATGTTAGCCGTTGGTTGTCTTTTACCTTCAATTGTTGTCTCAAAATTACCCGGTGTTATTGTATGGTTAACTTGAGTAATCATATAAGGACCACTAAACATTGGAACATATCTAAGATTGAAATACATTGTCGGTTGTAGTAAAGCGTTACCCATAAGTGATAACGTACAATTATAACTTCGATTTCTATATAAGTTATACAATGATACACTTTGTGTTGCAGTACTTTTACCATTACCCTGATTAGCCATCATTAGATTCACTTCTAAAGATTCCGCAGTTGGGCTACTAGCATCTTGAGACACACTAAAATTATAAAATATTGATTGATTTTGAGGTCCGATTTCTACGTTAAACCCAACAACTTTATTCGATTTGTCCCAATCTGTTTTATTAGTTTGGTCTTCCATAATTGGGTTATCAGGTTTTCTAATATCAAACGAATCATCTCTAAATTTATAATCAACGTGTTTAACCGCTAAATGTTCACTAGGTTTACCAGCATAAGTACACACTAATTTAGCCGAAGAATCTCTAGTATCAACATTCATAAATGTTCCAAACAATGTGTTTGCAAAATCTAAACTTTTATCAATTTTTGGTACAGAATTTTTGTTTACATCTTGAACATTATAGAAATTCACATATGACGGTAGATTCAAAACAGTAAAATTATTTTCTTGTAATATAGCAGTAATAAACGCCAACATATTAGTATTAGCACCCGACCTATACATAGTGTCAATACGTTCTTTTAAAGAGAAGATATCCACTAAAATTTTATCCCCAATATTTCTTGACGCTCTATCTAATAATAAAACATCTTCAAACAATGTTTTATTTTTATAATCATAACCCGCAATCCATTTGTCATTTAACGATTTAAATGCCTCCCAATATTCTAATTTACCTATTGTTGATTTTATTAAAACAGAATTAGTTATTTGTTCAGGAGTATCAACAACATTAGGTAGTGAAGTTTGTAATCTCAACATTAAGTTATTAATTATTTTATCCTGAAATCCACTTAACCTGTTGATATATTTATCAATATTCTTTTTAAAGTTTTTTTCATTATAATTAGACTTAAATTTAACATTATTAGTTAATCCTTCAGGTCTAATATATGTAGTTAAAATAGGGTTATCAATTAATCCAAAATCACCATAATAACTTTTAATCATCCCTTCAAACATCTTTTTTTCAGGGTCTTTACCAAATAAACGAGCAGGTACACCTGACTTTAGTACCTCTTTATTAGGTGTAAAAAGAACAGGAACCGACTTAGGTCCAACAGTTAATAATTCAATAATATTACCATCTTTTAAAATCGCATATGAATTAACATTAGGTGAACTATTAGGTAATAACGCCTTATCAATATAATCCCTTAATTTTTGAGATGCGTAAATTTTAATAATAGGTGAATATTTTTTAATATTTTCAACAGTAAACGCAACATTTAAATCAATAAAGAAATCAGTAAAATATGACCCATTACTACTATATTTTAAATTATCAATCTCCGAAAACCCAACATACGTTTCCATAGTTTTCCATTCATTAGGGTATGTTAACTTAGATTGTGATAAAGTTATTGACCCACCATTATATGGTAATGCGTTAGGTGTAAGTACAGCATATTTTGTCCAAACATATGGGTCAGTTATGTCATAGTTAGAAAATGAAGTAAATAATTTTTTATCGTAATTACTTGGATTACCATATTTGATATATGTATTCTTTTCTAAGAATTGATTTAAAATTTGATTAATATTACTTAATTGACTTTCTTGATATTTTTCAACAATATCTGTTGAAGTATCCCCTGTTTGTGATGGTATCTTCATCATATCATTCATTAATTTTTGAAAATTAAGACCATAATCAATATCATTATTGATATCATATCTTGATTTACTAAAATTCAAAAATTTTTGTTCGAATAAGTCTAATACATCTTTTTCAAAGATTGAAAACATTTCACTAATGTCCGAATACTTAACAAAATCCCCATTAATACTAAAATTAGGTTGGTTAACTTTTTCATTAGTAAGTGGTTTACCCAATTTTAATTCTTTTAAATATTGTTTAGGTGTTGATTTAAACACTTTTCCATTATCAAAATAACCATATGTTGGTAAGGCCCAAAAATTTCGAACAGTTCCATTAAACATTGATGTGTTACCACTTAATTCCATAGTCATCACACCTGACTTAAAACATTCATTTTGCGCTTGATTCATAACACTACCCATAGATGGGAATATATATGAGAAATTTTTGTCAGGAGTATCAACGTACACACTCCAAGGTATAACACGAATATCCCGTGTTAAATCTTCTTTAATACTACCTTTAGTTACCGATATTAAAGTTTCAGGAACGTATTTAATTTTTACATTATGTCTGTCAATACCTTCTTGAAGGATTGTACTTGTATATCCTGAGAATATTTCAAACCCTTGATGAAATAAATTAAAATCATTAATTAATTTAGGGTAAAAACCTGTATTAATTATTGTTGATGTTTCATTACCAAATGTCTTTGTTTTTTCTAAAATAAAATCAATAACACTACCATCAATTTTTAATGTGTAATTTTTAGTAGTAGCACTTGTTACAGGGTCATAATTAGTCACATAATCAAAACTCTTCCAAACATTATCTAATATATCAACACCATCATTAACATATTTTTTATAACGATACCATATAGAACCTATTTTAACAATCCAAGCATAAGGTAATTTATGAATTGCTCCGAATTTTTTTAAAGTTGTGAATATATAATCTAATTCATTAACAAATCCTCCTTCATATGTTTTATATTTTTCTTTAAATGTTATTAACGGTAAACTATTCAAGAATAAATAAGCAGCACTAACATATGGGAATTCTTCATAATTTCTAAAATTTTTAACACCCTCTTGGATTGAATTAACAAAGTAAGGTGTGTTTAACATAGATATTGTTTGATTTGCCGAAACATTACCACTATAACCAATATAAGACAAATCACCTTCAGTTATCGCTTGTTTATCAGGTTTTCTATTCTTATAAAAAGTTGATAATTGAGGTTCATCTTCCGGTTTTGGTGGATTAGTAGTTCCCTTGTGAACAAAATTAGTTATTGGTTGTAAAAATTGTTGTGTATTAAAATTTGTCAACGTTTTTAATTTAGTATCAAATGATATTGTTTTACTAGTATTAAAAACATCTTTAATTTCAGAAATAAGATAACCATCAGGTATTTTATTTTTAACCCAAGTTATATCAATAAATGGTTGTAAATCCAATATATCAATATTATTACTAGTTGTCCCATATAATATTTCATTGAAATTGCTTTCATTTGCTAGACTGACAATTGGTTTAGATATTGGATTCGATATTACAGCCTCATCAATGAACGCAAAATTATTAGATTCATTCAGTTCTCTTAAATACACAGTATTATAAATCCCTCGGATATAGTTTTGCCAACTAACACCAACACCTTGGTTTGAAATATGTCTTAACACATTTAAAAAATTATTTGATGAAACCGCATAACTAACTAATTTTTTAATTAAAAACGGGTTATCATTAGATAAACTCTCTTTAATATTAATAGTTTCACCTTCAGATATAATATTGGCAATAACATTCGTATCTATAACGTTTTTACCTAACCTAACTAATCTAGAGTTACTTGCAACAAACATTATTCTTTCGAATATTTCATACATAAATTTCACTTCCTCTTTATTAGAGAACACCTCATTAGTTACCGGAAATTCAATTGCGTTCAATGATATTCTATTAACGTCAGTAATTTCATTAAACACAGGAAATGGTGGGTTATCATCTGATTTACCTCTAGCGGTTAATCCATTAGTGTATTCTTCAACAAATTCAATTTCAGGCCAAACATCATATTTATAACCTTTAGTGAATTTAATTACTTCACTATCACCAGGATATCTTGGCTCGAACTTTTCATGACCATCTTGGCCTAATGTTGATATTAAAAATGTCGGCCAAGGATAAACTATTGATTCTTGAACTAATCCAGGTGTTAAGTTATCAGGACTAGCACTTGATACAGAACTATTTAACACGGCCTCCCTTCTATCAGAATCTTCTCTTACCTCCCAAGCTTTAGTATGAACATCATCCAACATTCTTAAAAACGCTTCACCATTTGCAAATATAATCGCTAAAACATTTCTTATAGTTGGTTCAAAACCAATACCTTTATCACCACTTTTTAAAACATCCGATAACGCCTTACTTAAATCATCCTCAATTTTTTTTCTCCAATTTTTGGCATCAGCATCTATTTTATCAAGTCTATCTGAAAAACTATTTAAACCCTCATAGAAAAAATACTCATTAACAGGTTCAGGAGAACCGTTTTTTAATGTTACTGTCGAATTTAAATCATTTTTAATGATACCTTTTTTTTCTAATTCTGCCGCAAATTTTTCTCTTTCAGCATCAGTAAGTTGTTTTTTTGTTTTATTTAAAACTTGATAAGTTTTATCAAAATCAATATCATCAGGTGTTATTGATTTTTCAAAAATACTATATTTAAAATCATTAGGAATACTCACACTTGATTGTGTTGTTTTATTACTAACAACATATTTACCCTCTTCACCTAACGTTTCATTCTTACGTAATAGGTTAGTATACTCCTCAATAATATTTTTTAATTGGTCTTTAGCATTTTGTCTTTCACTTGGTGTTTTAATCTCAGCTTTAAATGTAAAAACAAAAATATCAGAATCTTTCTTTTTATCTTTTGTGATATCTATTTTATTTAAAAAACCATTAACATTTGCAGGTAATATTGATTTTAAATTACCGATATTAGGATTTTTTAAAACCAAGTAATTTTCATTGTCCATATATTTTTGAAACCAAGAGGTTTTTCTATCCATATAAACTTTTTTTCTTAACTCAAGTATTTGAGTTTCATAAATTTCAATATTAGTTAACGGGTCTAAATTTTGTTTTGTAAATGTATCTAAAGTATTTTTAATAAAATTTTCAATATTATTTTTTAATTTACCAATAGTTAAATTAGGGAAATCATTAGGAATAATACCTTTACTCTTATATTCATTATAAACTTCTTTTATTTTCTCAAACCCTAAATAAGTAGTAACATTATCAACTGTTGTAAAATTAGATGGACCACCATTTCTACTTTGTAACGAATATGTTGATTTATACATATACGGAGTGGCCAATAAGTAACCCATTAATATTTCTGAAGCACAACTAAATTTGTATGTGAAAAATTTTAAATCAACCACAAAATTACCTGTCGTTGAATCGAATCTAGCATTAAATGTTTTTAACATTAAACGATATTTAATCGCTTTACCATAAAACCCTTTTAATGTTAATTCAAA